AGATTAGTGAAGATTTAGCAGCAAAAGAAACTGCGGTTGCAAAGTTAAGATTAGAGGCTAAATTAACTGAGAACTCATTAACCAAAAGTAACAAAGAAGATTTAAACGAAGCAGCACAATTAGAGGCTAGTGTAATTCAATTAGAAACCCAAAGGCTTAACCTACAAAAAAGATTAAGTACAGAACTATTAACTGCAAGACGTGAAGCAGCAACACAAGCAAAAAAAGATGCAAAAGAAGAACCAGTTGTTGTAGATGAGAAACTAAAAAAAATACAAGAAATACAAAAAGCATATAAGCAAAAACAAGAAGATGCAGATGCAGAAAGCGAGTTACAAAAAATAGCATTAGAACAAGAAAGAAAACTTGCAGAACTTGAAAGATTAGAAGCAACAGAAGCACAAAAAGCTGAAGTAATTGCATTCTACCAAAACAAGATACAAGATGTAAAAGATAAAAATGCAAAACAAGATGAAGAACTTGGAAAACTACGAACACAACAAGCACTAGGTGATGCGAAAAATACTTTTAATCAGATTGCACAATTAGCTGGTAAAGATAGTAAGGTAGGTAAAGCAATGGCTATTGCAAGTGCAACTATAAGCGGTGTACAAGGTGTTATGAACGCATATACAACTGCACAAAAATCACCAATCACAGTAGGTTTTCCAGCATACCCAGTTGTACAAGCAAGTTTAGCTGGTTTAGTGGCAGCAAAAAACATTGCAGCAATTAAAAGCATAAACCCAAGTGGTGGTGGTGGTGGTTCTATACCAACTCAAAGTAGTGGCGGTGGTTCAACACCTCCAGCATTTAATGTAGTAGGTCAAAGCGGAGAAACACAATTAGCAGATGCGATAGGAAGCCAAACACAAAGACCATCAAGAGCATACGTTGTGAGTAATGATGTAACAACTGCACAAGAGATGGATAGAAACATTATTGAGGGTGCAAGTATCTAAATGCAAAATTAAAAACTAAACACGTTATATATTTATGAAGATAATTGAACTTATTTTAGACGAAGAACAAGATGATATTGGAGTAGATGCAATTTCTATTGTAGAAAGTCCAGCTATTGAAAGTGATTTTGTTGCTTTAAAGAACCAAGAAATAAAGTTAGCAGAAGTAGACAAAGAAAAGAAGATACTAATGGGTGCTTTATTGATACCAAATAAGCCTATTTACCGCAATGGTGGTGAAGGTGAGTATTATATATACTTTTCAAAAGATACTATTGTAAAAGCATCTCAAATGTTCTTACAGAATGGTAAACAAAGTAATTCAACACTAGAACACAACCAAGCATTGAATGGTTTAACATTAGTTGAAAGTTGGATAGTAGAAAGTAAGGAACAAGATAAATCTGCAATGTATGGTTTAGATGTACCAGTTGGAACTTGGATGGGAAGTGTAAAAGTAAATAATGAAGATGTTTGGAATGAGTATGTTAAAACAAATAAAGTTAAGGGTTTTTCTATTGAGGGTTACTTTGCAGACAAAATGGAAACACCTAAAGACCAAACAATAGGTGACTTAATGAGTGCAGATGATATTTTACTTAACAAAATAAAAGATATACTAAATGCAGAGGAACAATAAAAACAAAATCTTTATACCAAGTAGAACATCACCTACTGGCGGTGGACGTGCTTGTTTATGTTGGGATACCAAAAAGTATTCAATAGAGTGTTGTGATGGTTCTATGCAAGCACAAGGTATAGGTGTTATAACAAGAACAGACTGAAAATGCAAATTTTAATTTAATAATCGTTATATAAATAGTATGAAAGCAAACCAAATGTTAAACGAAATAAAAACACTTCTAAACATCGAGGTAAAACTTGAGGAACAGAAGTTAGAAAATGGTACTGTCGTAAGTGCAGAAGCCTTTGAAAAAGATAATGAAATATTCATTGTAACAGATGATGAAAAAATTGCAATGCCAGTTGGTGAATATCTTTTAGAAGATGGAAGATTGGTAGTTGTAGAAGCGGAAGGTCTTATTGCAGATGTTCGTGAAGTATCTGATGAGGTACCAGCTAAAGAAGAAGTTGAAGAAACTGAAGATTTAGAAGAAGAAAAAAAAGAAGAAGAAAAGATGGCAGATGTTGCCGACTGGGAGGGAATGGAAAAGAGAATACAAAACCTAGAAGATGCTATTGCAAGTCTTAAAAAAGAAGATGTTGAAATGGGTGTTGAAAACGGTGGTTTAAAATCTCGTACTGTAAAAGAAGAATTTGCAGAAGAAGTAACAGAAGAAATTAAAGAAGAAGTAAAAGAAGAATTAGCAGCAGTAAAACCAATTAAACACAATCCAGAAGCAAGTACACCACAAAAGAAACAAGTACAATTTGCTAAAGGGCAATTTAACACAACACTAGATAGAGTATTAAGTAAATTAAACAAATAAAAATGAATAAAAGAAACGTAAATTTAGCAACAACCGTAACTGTAAATTCTACCTATGCTGGAGAATTTGCTGGTGAGTATATCGCAGCGGCATTATTATCTGCATCAACTATTGATGACGGTGGATTAACAGTAAAGGCAAACATTGCTTTTAAAGAAGTAATTAAGAAAATCGCTACAACTGCAATAGTACAGTCTGCATCTTGTGATTTTGACCCACAATCAACTATCACACTAACAGAAAGAATTATTGAGCCAAAAGAACTACAAGTTAACTTACAACTTTGTAAGTATGATTTCGTAAACGATTGGGAAGCACAATCTATGGGTTATGGTCTTGGTCAAACATTGCCACCAAAGTTTTCTGATTTCTTAATTGCACACGTAGCGAGCGAGGTTGCACAGAACACAGAATTTTGTATCTGGCAAGGTGATACGGCGGCTGGTTCTAACAACTCTTTTGATGGGTTTGAAAAACTAATTGCAGCAGCAGTAGTAGCGGGAGATGTTCCAGCAGCACAAGCAATCACATCAGTAGCACTTACATCTGCAAACATCATTGACAAACTTTCAGAAGTAGTTGATGCAATACCATCTGCATTATATGGTAAAGAAGATTTATTCTTATACATCGGAACTAAAGCAGCTAAACTATATGTTCAAGCATTAGGCGGATTTGGAGCAAATGGATTAGGAGCAAATGGTGTTGCTAATATGGGAACACAATGGTGGAACAACGGAAGCCTTACGGTAAACGGAGTGAAAATCTTTGTATCACCGGGATTATCTGATGATAAAATGTATGCAGCACAACGTTCTAACTTATACTTTGGAACTGGCTTGTTAAACTCAACAAACGAGGTTAAGACACTGGATATGAGTGATTTGGACGGTTCAAACAATGTAAGAATGGTAATGCGTTTTACAAGTGCAGTACAGTTTGGAATTGCAGCAGACATAGTTTCTTACGCATAATTAATTAATTAATCAACAAATTAGGGTAGGTGGAATATATCTGCTTACCCTTTTTTTTTAAAACATAAAAACAATGGCTTGTACATTAACAACGGGTAGAAAACTACCTTGCAAAAGTGCTTTTGGTGGCATTAAAAGAGTTTATTTTGCTGATTATGGTGACATTACTGCAATCACAGTAGATGCACCAACTGGTGAAGCAACATTTACGGGAACACCAACGTGGTATGAATACGATGTAAAAGGAAATTCTAGTTTAGAGACAACTGTGACGTCATCTAGAGAAAATGGAACTACATTTTACACTCAAACTTTAAACCTTACACTTACTTATTTAGATGCTTTAACGCAACAAGAACTACAAACACTTGCAGTTGCAAGACCATATGTAGTAGTAGAAGATTACTATGGTAATAGCTTCCTATGTGGCTTTGAAAATGGTATGGAGTGTACTGGTGGAACAGTCGTAACTGGAGCAGCAGCTGGAGATTTAAGTGGGTTTACACTTACCTTTGAGGGTATGGAAGAAACTGCACCTTACTTCCTTGCAAGTGCAGTAACTGGTGATGCAGCACAAGTAGACCCAACTGCATAATTAATATTTATTTTAAATTAAGAGCATCCTTTATAGGGTGCTTTTTTTTTGTTTTTACAAATTAGTATTATTTATACGTTATATAAGTGATGATTTTATTTAACCCAACTACAACAAATCAATTTACTATAATACCTAGAGATTATGTATCAAGTGCATATATGACTATTAGAGATGATAGCACAAATGTAATTGTTGATTATACATTAGTACCTAGAGTTGCTGGTGTTGGTAATATTGAAATTGTAAACGATACCTACAATGTATATAATGATACCTATTCAAATTTAGTTGAGGGGCATTTTTATGATTTAACTATATATTCAGATGCACTAAAAACAAATGTAATATATAAGGATAGGATTTTCTGTACTGCACAAAAAGCAGAAATTGATGCAGATAACAATTATTTCTATAAAGTAAATAAAGACCAATATACAGAATACGATGGTTTCAATAATGACTATATTGTAATATGAGAAAAAGAAACGAAAAAGGGCAATTTAGCAAAACAAAAGTATCAGAGTTTGGCTTTGTAAATTTAAGTACTTACACATCACCAGAGGTAAAAGAAGTTAATGGTGCTGATTGGATTGAATACGGTGCGGATAACAATTATTTTCAATTCCTTATTGATAGGTATAATGGTTCACCTACAAACAATGCAGCTATAAATGGTATCTCACAAGCTATTTATGGTAAAGGTTTAAATGCTACAGATAGCAATAAAAAACCTAATGAATATGCACAGATGGTTTCTTTGTTTAGAAAAGATGTTGTACGTAGAGTTTGTTATGATTTAAAGTTAATGGGTCAAGCTGCAATACAAGTTATCTATTCTAAAGATAGAAGCAAGATTGTTCAGTTAGAGCATATGCCTATTGAAACATTAAGAGCAGAAAAATGTAATGAAGATGGTAATGTACCAGCTTATTACTATTGTAATGATTGGGTAAACATCAAAAAGAGTGATAAACCTTTAAGAATACCAGCCTTTGGTATGTCTAAAGAAAGCATAGAAATTTACTACATTAAACCATACAAGAGTGGTTTCTACTATTATTCACCAGTTGACTATCAAGGTGGTTTACAGTATGCAGAATTAGAAGAAGAAGTATCAAATTACCACCTTAACAACATAATGAATGGTTTAAGTCCATCAATGTTGATTAACTTTAATAATGGAACTCCAAACCAACAAGAAAGACAATTAATAGAAACGAAAATAGCACAGAAGTTTTCGGGTACAAGTAATGCTGGTAAATTCATACTTGCTTTTAATGATAATAAAGAAAGTCAAGCAGAAATAACACCAGTACAATTAAGTGATGCACACAATCAGTATCAATTTTTAAGTGAAGAAAGCACATCTAAAATAATGGTTGCACATCGTATTGTATCACCAATGTTATTAGGTATAAAAGATGGTTCTGGTTTAGGTAATAACGCAGATGAAATAAAGACTGCATCTTTGTTAATGGATAACACCGTTATAAGACCGTTTCAAGAGCTTTTAATTGATAGCTTTGATAATATACTTGCTTACAACGATATTAGCTTAAACCTATACTTTACAACGTTACAGCCGCTAGAATTCACAGAGGTAGATACAGACTTACAAGACAAGGAAACTATTGAAGAAGAAACTGGTGTTGAAATGTCATCTGATAAAACAGATTTAGATGACTTTATGCAAGAATTTGGAGAAGATGAAGATTTAAGTGAATGGGAATTAATCGATGAAAGAAAAGTTGATTACGATGATGAACAAGCATTAGATTATCAAATAGACCAACTAAACAAAAAGGATAAAAGCACATTATCTAAAATATGGGAATTTGTATCAACTGGTACTGCAAGACCAAACGCAAAGTCAAAACAAGATGAAGATTTTGAGGGTTTAAAGTTTAAAGTACGTTATCAATATGCACCATTAACAACACAATCAAATAGCAGAGAATTTTGTGATAAAATGGTTGCAGCTGCAAAGATATACCGCAAAGAAGATATACTTGCTATGGATAGTGTTAAGCTAAATTATGGGTGGGCAGAAAAAGGCAAACAATCAAGTGGCTATTCTATATGGAATTACAAAGGCGGTGGTGCTTGTCATCATTATTGGGCTAGGAAAACGTATATGTACACACCAAAGGATAAACGTATTGATGTTAAATCCCCTAATGCACCTAAAATTAGTGTTGCAGAAGCAAGAAGAAAAGGATTTAGACCAGAAAAAAACAATCCTTTAGTAGGGACAAAACCAATTAATATGCCCAATGAGGGGTTTGTAAACCGATAGATATGGCAACAGTATTATTTATAAATAGAACCGATTTAGTAAGAAACTCTATCATTGATGGGAATGTTGATACTGATAAATTCATACAGTTTATCAAAATCGCACAACAGATAGACATACAACAAATCATAGGTACAAATATGTATACTGGTTTAACTGATGCTATTGTTGCTGGAATTGATTTACCAGCAAATGCAAGATGGAAAACTATATTAGATGATTTTATTGTTGAGATGCTTATATGGTATGCACAAGCAAACTACATACCTTTTGCAGCTTACCAAATTAAAAACGGTGGTGTATATAAACACACATCTGAAAATGCTCAAACTGTAGACAAAAACGAAGTTGATTTTTTAGTTGAGAAAGCAAGAACAAATGCAGAATGGTATTCAAGACGTTTTATAGACTTTATGAGTTTTAACCAAGCTACATATCCAGAGTACACCAATAACGTCAATGATGACATCTATCCGAGTTATGAGGCTACATTTAATGGATGGGTACTTTAGTAAGAATTTATGAGTTACAAACCAAAGGCAAAGAACATTGAGAAATTAAAGGTATTTCTTAAAAAGAAAAAAAAGAAGAAGTAATGGCAAACGAAATATATTTTAAAAGTTGGTGGGGCAGAGGTGTTTGTGATAACTCTGTAAATTGGGGTTTAGTCTACAAAGAATATGCTGGGTGTAGTGCAGTACCAGCATTACTTTTAACCTTACAAGCAAGGGCAACATACTATGAGAATGTTACTTGTACAACTGCAACTTTAGATGAATTAGAAAATATACAATAATGAGCAACCTTTTAGA